CTATATCCTATATTAGTAACTGAAGCTGTTGTTGAATCAACACCAATACCATTTCTAATTAATCCTGGATAATTTGTAATATTATTAATAGAAAATACTTTATTGGTACCATTAACAGTTATATAATTACTCCCTATTATAAAAAAATTACTTATATTTGCAATTGTTATATTTGTTAAAAATACTACAGATAATCTATTTCCTTCAGTTGGCGTTGCATTAGAATTTGTTAAAACACAAGACCAATCACTTGCAGCATTTATTTGCGCCCATGAACCTGTTGATATATTATCATCACTATTATTTGTTGTTGAATAATATAAATTTCCATTTGTTAATTGTTTAATATATATATTATTATTTGTAGTTAAATCACCAGCAATATTTATCATTGTCGCTAATTTATCTGAATAACTTTCAATAAATGAATTAAAATATATATCTTTAATATCTTGATTAGTATTTTCCATAACCCAATCTGCACCATATTTTAAATTTCCGGTATCATCATCAGATGCACCAATAATAACACTTGTGTTTGTTTGTAATATATTAAAATATTGATTCCATAAATCAAATTGTAATGAATTACATGCTAAGAAATCAACATTTTTAATATTATATTCAGTAATTATATTTATTAAAAATTGTACGTTATTAGAATTACACATGTCTGCCTCATTAAAAAATAATTCATCATTAATAAATTTTTTAGGTCCATTATATATATTATGAAATACTATAACAATTCTATTTAATTGTTCTAATGAAAATAATTTAAATATATTAATTAAATCTTCTTTTTTTGACCTATTATTATAGACTATAGGAAATGTTTCATTATTACAACCATTCACAAATATATTATAATTAGATACTGTATCATCAACTAATAATATATTTTTAATAATACTTTTATCAATATTTTCATTATATATAAAAGGATAAGTTTCATCTAAAGTTTCTTCAATTATATTATCTTGAATTAGCATTATATATTATATCTAATATATTATTTTTTATATAATTTTTCTTATAAATTAAAAATTAAACCTCCTATTCCATTTGACACTTTAAATAAATTATATTGAACTGCATAACATTTAAAAGAAATTGGATTTTGATAATTAACAACTTTATTTGATTTTATTTGTAAATATGCATCATCGATTTTACTAAAATTAATTGAACCAGATGGTTGTATATCTTTTGGATTTAATGAGAATGAATATAAATAAACTCCATTTTCATTACCTAAACTATATTGATATCTCGGTATATATGTATAATATTCAATACTATCTAATTCCATTCTATTTATTGAATTTATAACTAAATAATTTTTAATAATCAAATCTTCTTCTGATGTTGTTTGCGGTGTTGTTGTATAATTAAAAAAATCATTATTTTCAATATTAGATACTAATATTCCTCTCCAAATTAATAATTTAACAGGATTAATTAATGGTAATTTATAACCATAATTCATAGAATATATTATTTGGTCTGTTATTGTTTGAATCGTTGGAATTATATATTCATGTTGTGTATTTAAAAATTTATTTCTTTCAAAATTATCTAAATATATATAATCTGCTAATATATATGAAGTTATTAATGATGGTTGATTAAATTTAAAATAATCATCATTTTCAACAATTACTGTATTTGGTTTTATATTCATTATATAATTACTATTATAACCAACTAAATTATACATACTGGATGAATTATTTATTGGCGGGATTATAAATTTACTTTTAATTGGGTTATAATATAAATATTTATTTATTGGATCAAAATATATAAATTCTCCAATTATTTTATTATTTTGATAATTTTGATAAAAATATTCACCTGGTTCATAAATACATATATTATTAGATACAGTTATAAAATGTGATGGTGAAATTTTATAACAATTATTTATATCATTAAATTGAACGTTAATTCTTATATCATTATGTATTAATGATATTAGAGGTAATGCTAAACCAGTATCTAAACAGAACCAGAATGATAAAGGTATATATAATATAATTGAAGATTTAGTTTGTGAATAATTATATAGTTCTGGAATATTTCCAATCATATTATTATAACTTTTATAGGTTGATTTATTACGTGTTATTTCATTCCATATATTTAACCAATCACCATAATGTCTATCAATTATATAACCCCCTATTTCTATTTCAACATAACTTATTAATGCTAAACCAATTTTTTTTACCCATGCAAAATTACTTGTTAAATTAGTATTTGTAAAATTCTCCATTTGAATATTTGGTAATTCAACATACAAAAATAATGAACTTAATAAGTCTGCATTTTTTGCAATATTAACAGTACATTTTGAACCAAAATTTGGGGTTGTTTTAAAATATTGTGGTATAGGTTCAACTGAAAAATTGGTATGCCTTTTATAAGCAATTTTGAAAAATGTTATTTCTGGTTGTGTTGATAAATATATGTTTTCTTTTCCAACTGATACTAATATTAATAATCCTAAACCCATTATATTAAAATTAGATATTCATTTTTTGTTTATATAATAAATATATATTTATTATATAAATAATATTTTAGAGTGCACCACCTGCAGCACCTACAAGAGCAGCTGCTTGTGATTGCTTTTCTAAGATTTTCTTTTGTTTATCTTTATATAAATCAATAAATTTAATTAAATTATCAATACTTAATACTAATTGACCGTCGCTCTGAGGACCGTATAATGTTAGATGATCATTGTATTCAGAAATATAATTATGTAAAGTAAATAATTTACTTTCTTTATCTTTTAATTCTTGTATAAGTTTTTTTATTGTGTTAGTATCTTCTTCGCGTATTTTTTTTCCCATACTTTCTAATGATTTTTCAATTCTTTTAATTTCTATTTCTAATAATTCTCCAACGGGTTTGATTACTTCTGGTATTGTGGTTTTTGAAGAGCCACCGCCAGTTAGAATACCATGTGCACGTAATTTATTTTGCAGCACATCATTATTATAATATACTAATGAAAGCACTCGATGAAAATCAGCTTTTGACATCATACCAATTTGAGGTGTTTGACCTTTTCTATATAAAATTTTTGGGATTCCTAACGGTCCTAATTGTAAATACTCGCCATCCTCTATAGTATTCTGATAATTTGGATTTAATAATGATAAATGTTCATTAAAGTATGAAGTTAATAACATAATATATTGTTTTAAAGAATTATTACCAGTTATTATACCTAATGTAGCAGTATCAGTAATTTCTTTGTTTACAACTTCTTTTATCCAATCATCATAATCTTTAACTTTTAAAACAGTTGTTCTTGATATTTCATCATATTCAAGATGTGTTGGTATTTTAAATTGTGAAAGTATTAATTTTAAGTTAGCTGGTTTCATTTTATCTAAATCATCTCTTGCAGTTGTAAAATCGACATCATAACATTGTCGATCAGATGTTATTTTTTCACCTCTAAGACACCTCATATAATAATCAGATACAGTATGAAAAGGTGATGTTTTGGGATTAGTTATACCAACTGATGGAAGGAGACCGGAATTTGAATCAAAATTAAATTCATCAACTTTGGTTTCAGTGCCTGATTTTATTTCATATAATTCACCATTTTTCCTGATAAATTTTCTCTTTGTATTTGCATCATCTTTAAAAAATTCACTGGGTTTTTCATCATTTTTCTTAAGAATTTTACTTAATAACTTATCTATATTATAACTACATAATAAATCAGACATTAATCTATAACTACTATTTAAATAATATTGAATTCCTGAACGAAGATCATCATAAGTTATAAATCCACTGACTGTACTTCCTATTAGAGAAAAATATTGATCTATAATATCCTTATTTAGCGACGTGCTTCCCCCTAATTGTTTTATGTATTTTGTATGGGCTCTTTCTACCCTTTCCGTTCCCTTTCCCGATCCCGGTCCCGATTCCCATATCTGTCCCAATCTCCTTCCCAATCCCAATCCCCTTCTCAATTCCGGGACAGAAGCTTCGAAACCATCATCCGGGGCAGAAGCTTTGAAACCATCAGCTATTGCGACACTGCCTCTTCTTTTGCGTATTTTAGGAACATAACCTGGTCTAGATGGTCCATCTAGTCCATCTAGTCCATCTAGTCCATGCCTATCACCAGGGACACCTTCACGTGGTTCATCTGGTTCAGGTGTTCGTGGTGGTGGTGGTGGTGGTGGTGGTGGTGATTTGGATTTTTTAGGTATTGGTACTGGTCCAGTGGCTCTATCGGGTAATGT